GTTTTTCCAGCCGGTAGAGTGGGGAGATTATCAGCTTCGCTTTCACTTTCAAGCCATTCTGCGAATTGCTCAAAAAATCCAGACGTTGCCAGTCTGTTGTAATCATCGGCGGTGGATACCATCGCTTGAAAAGCAAAGGGGAATTCATACTCACCACCGCCGCCTAAATATTTCGAGATAACACGAGCGCCAGGAAGGGGCACGACTGAATACTGACCGGGCACTTCTCCGAGATAGGATACCCAGATTGGAGCGCCAGCCGGTAGCTGGGTATATCCTTCGATGTATTCTTTGACGCTTTCAATCAGTGTATCAGCCATTTTCATTTTCCTGAGTAATCACTGACAAAGCCGGAGTTCCGCCGCCAACTATTTTACGCGCCTTTTTGATGATATTTTCGCCGTGCATTTCTTTCATGCGGTCAAACCAGCGGGGGCCACGAAGTGGGCCAGTTGCAGAGCCTGGCTTGCGCTTTGAAAAATATTGACGTTTTGCGTATGGCACAATCCAAGCGACTTCACCTTCTCCGGGCACAGTACCAAGAATACCGCTCTTGATAAGAGAACCTGTCAAAAGCGGAGTGTAAGGCTCTGACCTGCGCAAAACTTCGGTGTCAACAAATATCTGAGCGCGGCTATAACGACCTTGCCAACGCGGGCGAAACTCTTTACGCCATTCCATGCGAATATACAAGCGAGACTTGCCAGTCTTTGTCAAAATGATTTTGCCGCGCGGCGTCTTGATTACTGGCTTGCTCATTTTAGCCCTACCTGATAATGCCACATCATTTTTGAGCCGATAGAATTGTCGTCTACACCATTGATGGTGTAAACGTCATCATAAGCAGCTCGTAGCTGGGTAGGGGTGAAATTCTCGTCAAGCTCTTGAGAAATTTCACCACGGGCGACGATATCACCGTTTTGCAGGGTCCAGTAATCGGCCTTATCAGCCAGTAGAGTGAATTGGCGCGGCTTTACATAATTTGCGCACCTGGCCCAGGGAATGTAAATAGTAGCGACGTTTTCTGAGATTTGGCCACCGGCTGAAATGATTTTGACAGCTTTTCGGATTTCAAAATGCACGCGCAAAACCACTACGCGCTGCCAAACATCGCGCCGGGTATCAACATACCTGTTCCAGATGGTGATATCAGCGTTAGCGTTCATCGGCGTTGAAACCTTTAAAAAGCAATCCGGTATCCCAGAGATAAAGCACAGCGGCTTTGTTCGCTTTTCGCTCAAAAGTCTGTGCTTTACTCGAATTGGCCGCGAAAGATACCTGATAATTTCCTGTCCGTTCAGACTGGATACCATCAGCGCCATCCGAGATGCTATCTTTGTAGACTTCATCGGCCACGGCGCAAACCGCCATTTGAATTTTGTCTATGGTTTCCAGGTCGGTTGCCGCTTCGACTATCGCCGCCACGCGTCCGTAGGTCATCGCGTCAATCAGCCTACTGGCTTGTCTCGCCATGTTACCAAATTCGGCTTCCGGCACGACGGTACCAACATAGGTATCATTGTAGTATGCCCAAGTGATGTATACAGTCATACCGGAAACCTTCCAGCCTACTTCGGCAACTTGTAGGCACGAATACTGGCAGTTTGGGTTTTTGTTGCAGCCGGGGTCACTTTGACATTGATTTTCCCGTCACTCTGCATGTGCCGTGCGCTTTCAACCACTACGTAACGCACAGCATTTTGAGCAACAGTAAATTCAACATTGCCTAAACCAGCCTGCATAGCAGGGGGTTCATCGCCTGCAAGAATAGTCACGGTCATTGTATCAGCAGCTCCTGCGGTATTGGTAAATTCCAGCAATAACCGCTGGCTATCACCATCAGGAGTAACAGGGATTGTTACAGCCGCAGTTCCGGTATTCAGAACATCAGCAGTAGGCTGGGTCAACACGTCACCTACGGTCATTTCATTTACTGTAATTGCGGTAGCATTTGCCATTTTTTTTATTTCTCCATGGATAGCCGGTAGGATGTTTTTAACCTACCGGCTTATCTCAATTAGGCGGCAGCGTTCTTAACATACAAGGTCGCCAGGGCCGAAGGCCGAACGACTTTATAGCCGCACAGGTGCAAGCCCTTGACCGCATCCGCGAAACGAAGCTCTGGGCGATACGCTTCAACTTCGACGACCTGCTCTGCGTAACTGATGGTACCAGGATACCCAGCCATCACGCGATAGGTTTTGGTCGCCTGGCCGTCGTCTGTGACGTTGTTGGACATGTATACATCAAACCCAGCGGCACGGCCAATTGCAGCATTGCGCAAAATCTGATTACCGGTTTCAGTCGCGTTGACAAACCGGTTGTCTTTCAGCATCACGCCATGCGCCCAGGCTGGAACAACAACCCAGCGGCCTTCTTGGGGCACATTGTTCTGATCAAGAATAACCTTCAGGTCAACCAGGTAGTCGTAAAACGCAGAGCCTGCGGTCAAAACCAGACCGAGCTTGGCGCTTGCGCCGTCCGCACCGATTTTGTTACCGGATGGGGTCTGAGTGTGCAAACCAGCAAGCAGGGTATCAATAGCATCAGCAATGCCCCAGCCAGCATCGCGCATAGCCGCATCCATAACCTTGGGTTTGGTTTGGGCTTTGTCGATGTCGTCCACCTGAAAATTGAAATACTTTGCGGTATCAATGGTCAGGGTGGTTTGCGCATCGGTCAGAGTTTCAGCAGCGCTGATGTTGGTATTTTTGGTGTAATCGCCAATGGTCACACGGCCAATACTATTGATTTTGACCGTATCACCCATGCCGGTGATTTCACCCTCATAATCGCGGTTTGCCAGACTGGCATAAACATGCGATTTGTTGAGCGCTTCCAAAAGACGAGCGCTCCAAATACTGGGAATAAAATTTGAAAGGGACATTTTTACCTTTTATGATTGTGGTTGACTTTTCAAAGTCGCCTGAACCGCTTCCCAGTTGGCATTGATTTCATCAGGCTTCATAGCCTTGATTTGCGCCATGGTAAAAGTAGACAGGTTTTTGGGTGGAGTTGCCCCTTCTGAAAAACGGGGGGCAGGTTTGTCACTCTCGAACAGGTAATCAGCTTCTGATTTGACTTTTTCAAGTTGCTCTTTCAGGCCGATAATGGAGCCGTCGGCTTCGTTGTATTTCAGAGCGGCCCGGTCAATCAAGGCTTGTACAGCTTTGGGGTTTTTGGCTTTGGCGCTGGCCAGAGCGCCGTTCAAAGCGGTATCGAATTTTAGCGCGGAAATTTGCTCTTGCGCCTGGCGCTGTGCTTCTTCAGCCTTTGCTTTCCATTCATCAGCCTGCTTGCGCACGCCTTCGATGTCCAGCTTTTTGAAGCCTTCGATAGCCGAGTTGGCTTCACTAAGCTGATTTTTCAGGCCGTCGGCTTCGGTTTTCAAAGCGGCTAAATCCGCCTTTGACTTTTCAACCGTCTGGCCATGGAGCGCCATGATTTGGTCAATCACGCCGTCGTCAATTCCGAGCTTTTTCAAATCTTCGCGTTTCAAGTTTACCTGTCCTTTTTGCTATCCAGCTTACACTTTTTACGGGTTCGTTCCCATGCTGCCCGCCGCTTTTACGTTTGGGGGATAACGTGAGATTTTACGTTTTTAGTATAGCACGATTTCGCCACAAGGCAACAAGAAGCCCTGTAATTTTTTACACATTTTTTTACATTCTCTAAAACAGGAGATTTTTTACCCCCATATATGGATTTTACGGTTTGGAACTGCGTCTCTTGCCTACCTATGGGGGCACAGCTAAAAAGCATTCGTGGATAATTCAATCTGGACATGTCAACATAGCCACCACCTTGTAGAAACTCCTTGTAGCCTTTCCTGTGGTCATGAATTTTGACCTGTATATAGCCAGTAGGGGATAATTGTCGCGGTTTTGGCTATATATGGGGGGTTGCATTTTATAACTAACTAATGTAAAATAGTTGTATCAGTTCAAACATTCCCCAGGAGAAACCTAATGGCAAACACAATTTTCGTCAAAATTCGCCAG